ATTAAGTTGTAAGCATCGAACGCGACGACGACAGGCTGGGAGCGGTCAGCGTATATAGATGCTGCGGTTGCATAGCCTTCGGCATAGTTCAGTGTGTCTGTTGTATTGAATATCTCTCTACCGAGAAGAAAAAAGCTACCGCTTTTTTTAGAACCAGTAAGAAAACGCTTTTCTCCTTCGTCGCTGATGTACTGTAGGCCAACGATAGTGCCTTGGCCATCCTTGAGCGGTATGACTAAGTTATCGTGTTTGTCTTTGCGTAAACCATACGATAGGACTTGCTTTCTTTCTAAATAAGGGTGTTTCTCGACTTCTTCGCATTGATCCCAGATAGACTGAGATCTCTGGGCGGCCTGTGTGTACTTTTCTTGGCTTTTGACTTCGGCTTGGCGTCTGAGTTCTTCTATCTCAGCCTTCTGCTCTTTAGTCATGCGGTAGTTCTGACTGTTTTCTGGTTTCCAGGTCGCTGTGGGTTGGTCAGCACTGACTCGATAGTCACCAATGCGCCCAAAGGGGGAAGATTGATCTAACCATGCTTGATACCAACCCACGAGCTTCCTTTGATTACCGATGTTGATGTACGCTCTACCGACTGAGCCATCGGTTACCAAACCTTTTTTGGGATCTGGTTCGTAGCCATTGTTGGCTAGAAAGTCCCGGAATTGAGAAATGTAATCTTTGGTGAAGGGTTTGCTTTTATTCTTAGTCGGTCCTGTAATTTTTAATGACATCAATCATTCCTATTAATATGTGTGTTTGCGTTGCTTTGCAAAAGTCTGTAAGATATTATCCAAATTTATTATTATTTGCAAACACATTAGGAGTAAAATATGAGTTTAACAATTAGCGAAGGCGGAAGCACGGACTTTCCAAAACTGGAAAAAGGTATCTACCAAGGTACTTGTTTTAGGATAGTAGATCTAGGGACCAGTGACCAAACGTACGGCAAAGAGGTCAGTAAAAAAACCAGATTGTGTATCACGTTTGAGATTACAGATGCCGTAGATCCAGAGACTAACGAGACGTTGATGGAAGATGGCAGACCTTATGCCGTGTCCAAAACTTACACCGCTTCTTTACATGAAGCTGCCGCTCTCAGAAAACATCTGGAGTCATGGCGAGGTAAGAGTTTCACCGATGAAGAACTCGGTGGCTTTGACGTAACGGATCTATTGGGTTGTACTGCAAGAATAGAAGTAGGCCACACCGAAGCGTCGGCTGAACATGCTGGTGGTAATCCTAAAATCCTCAATCTGCAAAGACCAGATGGTGGCGTACAAAAGATACCAACCAAGAACGAACAACAAGCGTTTGATCTGGCTGTCTATTGTGAAGAGTTCAAAGGTAACCAATCAGCAGAATCAAAAGCCATGTGCGATATATTCGATGCGTTGGCTCCTTGGCAACAAGCAGACATCGAGGACAGCTACGAATACAAGGCGGCTAATGATGGCAACCCTGACATTGACAAGATGGCTGATGATTTATCAAGTCTTACTGAGCAAACTGCCAAAGAGCAGAACAGTGAGGACTTCGAGGAAAAGAAGACAACAGACGACGACATTCCGTTTTAGAGGTTTCGGTGGGTGGCTATTCTCCTAATGTCTCACAAGATCGGTCTGTAGCTGCTCACCACCCCCCATCTATGTATAAGTACAAAGCAGAACAAATTGCAGATCTTCTGGACGTTAAAGGCGAGGACTATAACAATCCAGACGATTTCTTTATACAGTTAGCCAATGCCTGGAGCGGGTTGCTAGGCATTGAGCTAACACCCTCACAATGTTGCGCCATGATGATAGTTTTTAAATCGTGTCGCATGATTAATAATCCCGGACACAAAGACACAGCTGACGATTTAGTCGGTTACTCTTTGATTATGACTGAACTGGTTAAGATCCTGGAGGAAGATGGATAACCAAATAGAATACGAATTATTTACGTTGCCAGCTGCATTTATGTTGCAACACAGATTACCCCATCAGGTAGTGACAACTCTCAACGAATACTTAGACTCATTGAGACAGGACAAGGAGCGCGAATCTGCCGCCAATACTTTGGTTGGTCAGATACACCAAGGCGAGCAACTTGTTATGGATTATGAGGATGAGTCTCTAGCACCTTTTGTTAGAATCGTTGAGAGCTTGGCCGCAGCTTATCTGAGGAATTTTGTCGAGCAAACTAAATCTCCTCTTAGAGCTAAGAAAATATCCATGGATAAGTTGTGGTCAGTCCATAGTTTCGAGGGCGACTACAATCCAATCCATGACCATCTAACCAAAGCACCAATGGGTATATCTTTTACTACCTGGACGATGGTGCCAGACCAAATAACCCAAGCAAACGATGAGCGCGTGAATCTATACGACAGTTCCGGGGCAATCGATGGCTACATTAATTTCACTTATGGTTTGAACCAAGTCAAAGATCCAGAGCGACTCAGGCCGTCGCAGTCTCGTTATATCATGCCAGAACCAGGCAAGTTGTTGTTGTTTCCTTCTTGGATGCAACACACAGTCTATCCTTTCTTTGGTGAAGGTGAGCGCAGAACTGTAGCGGGTAATCTGAATTGTTTTGATTTAACAGAAGAAGAAATAAAGGAGATACAAAATGAAAGAGTTTAACAAAGGTGTATATGAAGATTTATCTTATGAAGAGTATGCTGAGATCCCAGCTTTCAGATCTCACGATCTAACGTCGGTCATTAAATGCCCGTTCAGCTGGAAGTACAGAAAAGAAATGGAGCAAACGCCAGCTCTGTTGGAGGGGCGAGTGCAACACACAGTCTTTTTAGAGCACCATAAGTTCGATGATGAGTTTGTGATACAACCCAAGATTGACAGAAGAACCAAAGCTGGCAAGGCCGACTATGAAGACTTCTTAGCATCTGTGGGCAATCGTACTCCCATCACCCAGGATCTATACGACTTGTGTATGAAACGTCGGGAGGTTGTAAAGCACCACATACCCAAAGAAACCGATAAAGTAGAGCTGACGTTAGTATTTGAATGGCATGGTGCTCCTTTCAAAGCGAGAATGGACTGGTACGACAATGAGTATGTATGGGACTTAAAGACGTGTCGTGATGCGTCTCCTCGTGGATTTAAAGGCGCTATCAATGCGTTTAATTACCACCAACAAGCGTCTCTGTATGTCGATGCAGCAAAGGCATGTGGACTGACTGCGAAAGGCTTTAACTTCTTGGCTCAAGAGAAACAGGATCCTTACCCTTATGTGGTTTATACACTGTCTGCCGAAGCATTGAAGTATGCACAAGCAAGAAACGAGCAAGCACTAGAATTGATACAAGAGTGCTCTAAAAACGACGACTACAAGCCTTACAACTGTGAAGGCATACAAGAGGTAGGACTGAAAGATTTATATTAAAAAAAAGGTGGCTAATGCCACCTTCTTTTGATTGTTTTTTTTACATTCCAATACAATTCCAATATCCACTTGCACGAACAAACTGTTTTGTACGAGTAAAGTTTTGTTCAACTTCTAATGGACTTCCACATACAAAAGCAACTGCATCTGCATATCTGTCAAAATCTTTTGGGTTTATAATTGCAAGCAATTCATCTTTCCAATGTATGTCGACTCTTTCAGATTTTTTTCTACCTAACTGTTTTAGGTGGTAATACTTATTGGCTAGTTGATAAAACTCTTCAAAAGATTTTCTTTTTTCTTCGGATGTGTACTCAACACGCTTTTTGAATTTAGGATTTTTTTCTAATTTTAAAGTCATTGTCTTCTCCTTACTTTATTCACTTTCCTCACTGTGCATATAATCTAATATTTGTTGTATTTCTTTTTGATTGGCTAAATGGATAGACTCTAACTCTTTTTGTTCTTTCATTAGCTTTGATAACCTTTTTTGTTGGTCTTGCTTGTAAGGTACAAGTATTAGTTTTTCTTTTTTATCGTTATTCATTGTCTTCTCCTTACTTTCTGAAATAAACTTTCTTAGCATCGTCAAAAGACAATGAATTAAGCACAACTGGATTTACCATCTTTTCGTTTTTAGCGATAGCGTTGGTAACACCACCAATAACTTCTGTTTTGGCTCTGCCTTTGTACTTAGAAAATTTCCATTGATAAACCTCACCCTCTTCACAATTATCGTCCATAACGATAACGCTTTTGTTGAGTAAGTTTTTAAGGTGCTTGTTGTCTAAGAAGTCAGTAACCAAATTAGATATGTGCATTTCTAAATCTGTGTCATGCTCCTCATCATCAAACATAGTCCACTTAGGTAGGTTTGCTCTGCACCACTCATCTAACTCTCTTTCGGTCTTCATATCGAAGTCATAGTCGTGGCAACCGCCAGTCCCTCTATTAGATACTCTACCAACCTTTTTACCATCTACATAAAGACTCGCTTCAAAGCAGTATGTTTCTTCGCTCATGCTCTCGTAGTGTTTAACGTTTTTTAATGTGATTTCCATTTTTTTCTCCTATAAATTGATTAGTAAATTTACTGCTGTAATGAACACAACAATATTGAACATCGCAACGGGCAATGCCCAATGCTCCAAGACGTTTAACACTCTTATCATTTTTTCCACCCCCTTATTTTGTCTATTACGTCACAGGCTACATCCCAATCTTCCTCACACCTTTTTTCATAATCAGGATGGTCATAGTGACAAGGTTTCAAGACGGGAGATCCGTCGCAACAAGAATAAGCAAGTTCAAGAGCGTAGTGTATGATCTTGACTTCATCTTTTTTAAGTTTGACATTTATCATTTCTCCTCCTTTTTGGTTTTTAATATCATGTCTCACATGACTATAATATCAAAAGTTGCAACTATGTACAACTATTTATAGAGGATATTTTTAAATTAATTCTTCGTACAAATTTATGGTTCGCCTGGCATCAGTAAGCCAAAAAACTAATAGATAACGATCTCCAGAACCGACTGGCAATCCTTTGTGAAGATTGGTAAAGCTGGGGAAAAAAAGTGCATGGCCTGTGGGTAAAGGTGCTACCTCACCATAATTATGGAAGGAGGTGCCACCACCTTCATACTTACCTGTGTTCAACGGAACCACCACAGATATATCCGAGCTCTCGTCATGGTGCCAGGTCCCTTGTTGTTTGTCTTTGAGATTATAGTTGGCTATCTGTATAGACGCCGGATCTTTACAATCCCTTTGCCATATTGCGTTGAAGATAGGGTTAAGAACTGTCCGCACCACAAACCACATACTTCGGTACAACTCAGGTGAGTGTTCTTTCAATACAATCTCAGGTATCTGTCTCAGCTCGTCCTCCTCGGAGTTTGCCTCGAAACCTATCTCCCTCTCCATTTGTGCGATTTCTTTCATCAGCATTGTGCAAAACCTTCTGCGAAACAAAGGCACACGATATATCTCTGGGTAAATCTTTTTGATAACTTTATGTATGGGAGTCTTAGCCATATCGTTGATCCCGTCAGCTGTCTTGTACTTAATAATCTCTGGAACTGAATCCTGGACAGCTTGGTAGGTCGTGTGATTAATCATCCAGTGCGATTGCATGCTGAGTAAGTAATTTTTGACCTTATACATGGACCGTAGTATATCAGATGTAAATTAATATTTATTTGTATATTTCTGCTAAATTTTATAGAATGGAGCACATGATTACAGAATCAGATACAACACAGACTAAAAAAGACGGGAAAGAAATAAGGAAGAGTCTTGCCGTAGATCCAGCTACCTACGATCTTTTGGCTGAAATCTGCGTGATGGAGGATAGGTCTAAAATAGAT